CCTAACCATGTAGGCTAGGGAAATTGTAACATTACATCCTCTAGTCTGCAAGTGTATTTCATTACAGATTAGGGGGTGTTTTTATGTCTAGTTTTGTAGATGGATTCATGCAAAAAGCGCAAAGCGTACTTACACCGAAAGACGCGGCAGCGGTCCGCGATCTGCTGGAAACGTATGTAATGGGCTACAATATCACACCTGCGACGACGGAAATTATAACCGGATGTTATCAGATCCCGCAGGCGTTTTACATCTTTATGGCCGCGAAAGAACAGGACGGAAAAATGTCGGCGGCATCAGCTGAACAGTACAGAATGTGCATAACAGACATGCTGCAATATCTGCAAATGCCGCTGGAAAAGATAACGGTAAATCATATAAGGCTGTACCTGGCCGACCTGAACCGACGGAACGGGCACCCGCTGGCCGCGGCGACATTGAACCAGCGAAAGAGCATAATAAAAAGTTTCTTTGCATGGCTGACAGAGGAAGAATATATAGAAAAGAATCCGTCGCTCAGGATCAAGCGCGAAAAGGATAATGCAAAGCCGCGGGAACCATATAAAGACGTTCAGATCGAGGAGATACGCGCCCAAATTGATAATAAAAGAGACATGGCAATAATAGACCTGCTGTTGTCGTCGGGGATAAGAGTATCTGAGTGTACCGGGCTGAAAAGGACAGATATTGATTTCAAGGAAAGGTCAGCTGTCGTTTATGGCAAGGGCGGCAAATGGCGGACGGTATATTTTAACGGCCGGGCAGAATATTCTTTGAAAGAGTATCTGAAGACCAGGACAGACGAATGCACGGCGCTGTTCGTGACACGTAGAAAACCGCACAAGCCGATCAGCCGCGGAGCGGTAGAACGGTGCCTAAAGAAGTACGGGAACAAAGCAGGCATTGAGAATCTGATACCGCATGGATGCAGGCACACCGTGGCATCAGCGGCAATAGAAAGAGGTATGCCGATCGAAAGCGTGCAGTCGTTGCTTGGACATTCACGGATCGAAACCACAATGAGATACGTACACATGGCGCGGTCTAAGGTTAGCAGGGATTATCAAACTTATTTGAAGTGAAGCAGAATTTGCCGGGAAAATAATATAGTATCCATATTTAGGAGGTATGGACCAATGAAAGAAACGTATTATTTTATTCAGGCAATTCTTACAGGTGTTATAGCTATGCTTTATGACAAGTTGGGCGTTTTTCTGCCGCTCATGACAATCTTTGCCGGTCTCATGCTGCTGGACTATATCAGCGGTATGCTGGCAAGCAAGAAAGAAGCGCTGGAGCATCCGGGCGATTCTAAGTACGGCTGGAGTTCGCAGAAGGGCTTAAACGGCATTATTAAAAAGCTGGGCTATATATGCGTCGTCTTCGTGGCATTTGCGGTCGATTACATTATTACTATTTTCACGGCCGCAATGGACCGCCCGGTAGAAGTGACCGCATTCGGACTTTTAGTTATTATCTGGTTCATTATCAATGAAGCGATCTCGATATGCGAGAACGCCGGGCGCATGGGCGCGCCGGTCCCCGAATGGCTGACAAAGTATATAGCGTCACTGAAAGATAACGTCGATAAAACCGGATCCGGCAGCGGGGTAACTTCATGAATAAAAAGAACCAGGAACATGTAGCGGCGATGATCGCGCAGGTTGAATCTGGTAATAATTGGGGCTGTTATACAGCTCCATTTACCATTTCTGAGAGAGAAAAAACAATTACAATTGGAGCATTCCAATTTGGCGGTGGGAGCAATGAAGCACGGGATCTTTTGAAAATCATTCTCAGAGACTACCCGGACGTCTTCAGGGCGATAGATTCGACCGGGATCGAAGCGGAACTGAAAAAAGACTGGTATGCGGAATGCTGGGACGCAACGGCAGCACAGAAACGGCAGATCATAGCTATCATTACGACAGACGGTGGCATACAGTCGCAGATAAAGTATTTTTGTGATATTAAGCTGCCGGAATACCTGAAACACGCGGCAGCGTTCGGAATCGAAAAGACACAGCTGCAGGCGCTCTGGGTGGAAATCGAGCATCTGGCCGGACTGTCAGGCGCTAAAAGGATATTCGGGCGCCTGGATAGTCAGACGGTCGAAGCCGTGGACAGATCCCTGAAAATGGATCAGGCGGACCACAGCAGCGAGAATCAGGCGGGCGACACACTTTACTATAAAGACAGGCATACGTATTGTCTGGACTATGTAAAGAAATATATCGAAGAAGAGACAGAGGGCGACAGCATGGCAGAATATACAGCGGCAGCGGTTATCGCTGAGGCTAAGAAATGGGAAGGATACCTGGAAAAAGCAGGATCCGGGACAGACGCACAGCTGAGATCTAAAACGTGGAATCCGGGAAGTGCTAATATTACATGGTTCTGGAGATGGCTTGAAAGATCGGGCTGTTTGTCAGGGCTGCAGGGTCAGGCATGGTGCGACGCGTTCAATGATTTTATCCACGCTACGGTCGCAGGCGTCGAAGAAGCGGCGGAAAGCCTTAACGGATATTCTGCTTATACGCCGGACAGCGCGGCACGGTATAAAGCCGCTGGCAGGTGGATAAGCAGGACCGGGGAGCCGAAACCGGGCGACCAGATATTCTTTCAGGGCTATGTATCGTATGAAAATGAGAACACGTACAGAATCAAGCATACAGGCATTGTCACGGCCGTGACAGCTGACCGGGTATACACGATCGAGGGCAACACGTCAAGCGCGCCGGGAGTAGTTGCGAACGGAGGCTGCGTAAGGTGTAAAGATTATGACAGGCGCGACAGCGCTATTGCCGGATATGGCCGCCCGCTGTACGTCGGGACGAAAGAAGAGACTGCCGGGAAAACGCCGAAGGTCGAAGACGGATGGTGTTATAAGTTCCGCCCTGCCGCCGTCAGTTTTGGCAGCGCAAGCGCCAGCGTCTTACTGCTTCAGGAGATCTTAAAGGCGCGTGGGCTGTATAACGGGCCGCTGGACTGGAAATGTGGAAACGGCACGGTCGCCGCGATCAATGACTATCAGACACGCCGCCGGGCAGCGGGCGTCGAACTTGGCACGGATGGCCATAATGACGGCGTATGCGGTCCGCGCATGTGGGCGGATCTGTTGGCACTGCCGCAGGATGATGAGGGATACTTCTATGTCTATAAAGTATCTTATGCAGTTAAAAGCACGTCCGTGCTGCTGTTGCAGGAAATCATGACAGCGCGCGGTTATTACAGCGGCGGTCTGGACTGGGAGTGCGGACGCGGTACAGTTGCCGCGATTAACCGCTATCAGAACACGCGCCGGGCAGCGGGTGTCGAGCTGGGCACGGATGGCAAGAACGATTCGCAGGCGTTCGGAAAAGTATTTGCAGATCTTATCTCGATTGATTGATTTTTTAAGGTCGGTCGTCAATGTGTCGTCAGCTGTTCGATTTTTGTTGATTTTATCAATAAAAGAATCTGACTCTTAATCAGGGTGTCCGGGGTTCGAGTCCCCGGAGGCGCAGGACTAAGAAAACCGCGGATTTATCAGAATTGCTGATAGTTCCGCGGTTTTTTCGTGTTTTGGGTAATTGGTTAAAATAGGTCAAAATAGGTTTAAATGGGCGTCGTCAATCGGTCGTCATGAGGTTTTTACAGCGGCCGTGTCGTCGCTTGTGTCGTCAAATATCCCGTCGATCATGTCATGTGATATGCTGCCACGGTCAAGATGGGTATAAATTTTCAAAGTCGTTTCGACAGATTCATGCCCTAAGAGATACTGCGCGGATTTGACCGGGACCCCGGCGGCGTGCAGGCGCGTTGCATAGTTATGCCTGAAAGTATGGTCGGTCAGGCCGTCTATCATGTTAATAGCTATCTCCCGCCGGTGCGTGACCGGGTTTACCCTGTTCAGTCCGCCCGCCGCGGCGTTCAGGGCTAACCGGATCCGGGCGGTCATTTTGGTATAGCTGCTTTTCGTATGCAGCCTGCCGGTCTTTTGCTGGGTGAACAGGTACGGATTAGCTAATGTCAGGGTGTCCAGATACACCGATAATATTTTTTTGAGCGGCGGCGGGATTGGAATTGACCTGAACCCGGCGGAAGTCTTCGGCATATTCTTAATATAGGAACTGCCGTCTTTTCGGAATACCAGGGCATTCTTTACATTGAGCATCCACTTCTTTCTGTCGATATCGTGGACAGAAAGCGCGAGACATTCACCGCGGCGTAGTCCGCAGTAATACAGGATGGATATATAGGCGCGTTCGGGCAGATCCAGTTCGGCGGTCATGACCGCCTTTTTTTCTATATCAGTCAGCGGGCGCTTTTCGGGCGCTTTATAATTCACCTTCGGCACCTTGTCGCACGGATTCTTAATTATCAGCTCGTCGTTTACTGCCGCCGTGAATATCTGGGACATGGTAAGTAAAAGTATCTGCTGGGTCCGGGCATGGCCGTCGTAGGCGTTCAGCGCAATCTGTATGTCAGACGGTTTTATGTCCGCGATCGGGCGGGAACCTAACAGCGGGATAAGCTTATTTACCGCCCACTCGTACATTTCTACTGTTTTCGTCTCAAGATTGGGACGTATGCCCTGCCAGCGCAGCGCCCATTCTTCGAACGTCGTTACCTTGTCGATATAAAGAGATCCGTCATGCGCGGCAGCTAAGAGCGCTTCTTTCTGCCGGTTTATCTCAGCGTCAGTATATCCATATACATGATATCTTTTGCCGTCTATCTTTATAGTACCTTCTTTGCGGCCGTCGGCACGCTTCTTATATTTAGCCATAAAAATACATACCCCCTGTTAAAAAAGAGTGAATAAAACAAAGGGTATGTGCTATAATTACCATGTCGTGTCTGGTGTGTATTATAGTACATACCCATTCGAGGCCCCGGCAGGCGTTGCAGCGTCTGCCGGGCTTTTTTGTTCCGCGCTTATTGTAACATAATTTCGTCTTGACAAAAAGAACAAATGTTCATATGTTATAAGTGGTTACAAAATCGCGGACGAAAGAGAGGCGAGAATGTGGACTACAAAAAACTGATTGTGGAGCTGTTAGACCAGTTAACAGAAAAACAGCTCCGCCGGGTATACCTAATTATTTGTGGTATCCTCGGAAACTGACGGGGGTTCGATCCCCTCAGACGCTGGCGGGAATTCGTTCCCGTCAGCTTTTTTTATGTCGTTTTCTGCCGCCGGAAGTAAATATTTGACCGCGTACGCTTCTAGTCTGTCCAGTAGTTCGTCTGGCATAGCGTCGAGCATGTTAAAGAGCCGCCGTCTAAAAGACTCAGGCCGATAATGAAATAACTTAGCGATCTGAGCGGCGAGTTCGTCGTCCGCGTCTGCAGGTTCAATCATTGGACCTGTGCCGGTACGCAACCATTCTTCACTTACATCATAAGCGTTACAAATAGCAAGTCTCATTTGATCGGTAACGCCGCTCTTTCCATTCTCAATGGTACTTAAAACACTTTTTCGGACGCCTAAACGCGCGCCGAACTTTTCGAGCGTCAAGTGAAGCACTTCTTTTCTTAAATATCTTATGCGTTCACCTTCTGTCAATCTATCACCCCCTTTCTGAATTGAGAATAGCACGAAAAGAATTAACATTCAATAAAAAAGTTATAAAATCAAACTTTAGTATTGACAATGTTATAAAATCAAACTACTATGTTATTAAATCAAACAGAAAAGGAAACACACAATGGCAAAGCGAACTGCAAAAGAGATCTTCAGAGCGGCAAAGATCGACGCGGCGCGATACGTCGAAGAGGACGACACGAACGTAGTTATCTACATGAGCGGGTCCGCGAAAATGAAATCTAAGTTAGACAATCTACTGACTAAATACGTAATTGATAGTCACGTAGATTTCGGACTTGGCATTATCGACGAAAAGCGATTCGCATTTGAAACAAAGGTCGCTGAGATTCTGGAGCGTTCCATTGCTGAATTCCATATCTATTAAAGAGAGGTAGAAGAAATGATCACTAGAGAAATGTTTGTAGAGAAGCTGTCCGACTGGCTGACACCGGGCACGATCGAGAAGCTGGCCGCAGGCGTCGAACATGGATATGTAGACCTGGGCGAAGTTACAGCATATGAACAGGCGCTCATGGAAATGGGCGAACATACCGGCGACGCGTCAGGGCTTTACGAGTATCTGGAATACATGGCGGGGCAGCTGGATAACGACGACGCTGTGGCGGTCATGGCAGAAGACATGATTGATGAATGGTAAAAGGTGCGATCTATGAAAGCATTAGCGATTGCGTTTTTGGCAGCGGTCGTCTTGTTCCCGATATTTAAAGCCGGGAGCGACGAAGACGACCGCATGGGATGGTGAAGAAATGAAACTGTATGTCAATGGCCATGGATGGGTATGTGGAATTATCCGGGGCAACGGTAACGGAGTTGCCGGGCTGAGGTTCTGTAAAAGCAAGATCGGCGCTAAACCATTTGCAGGCGACTGGATAACGGACAGAGAAGCATATGACGCGCTCGATTATATAGAAGACGTTATGCAGTGTCACGTCGACAAAGTGAACGATTGAAAGGTAGGGATTTATGACAGATCACGAATGCGCAAAGACTCTTCGGCGCGGGTTAGACAAGTATCTGGAAAACAGCATGTATGTGCCAGGATTCGCGGACGCGCTGAGACATGCTATTTACGAACTGGAACGGCCGGACAGGAACACAGCTGCCATGAATTCCAGATCGAAAAAAGACGGTTCGAACTATATGTATAACATGTACGTTCAGGGCAAGGTGAATAAATGAAGGTAATAGACAAGCTGAAAGAAATGAGCGCCGCGGAGATCGCGCACTATTTGCGGGACGTAGACATAGACCTGGTAGTGAAGTGGTGCGGCGAACGCTGCCCGAAAGTCAAAGACGGGTTTTGCTCAAATGATGGCGAATGCATCTACAGCAACAAATCGGGAAATAAAAAAGCATGGGCAGAGTTTCTGCAGATGGACATCACCGGGGACGGGGAATTCATAAGGCTTGAAGATCTGATCGACGCGGTAGACGCGAGACTTAATAACGGTGAAGACCTGCCGCCAATGACGGCGGGGGATTTCATAAAGCTGGCGAAAAGTCAGCGCAGGTACAAGCTGGACAGCACAGCATTAGTTAATCTCTAAAATACGCCCCGCCCGTAGGCGCGGGCGGGCAGCGGGAAAGGAAAGGCGAACATGTCAGAACAGACAAAAGAGAAAAGAGAAAAGCTACTGACTATTTTTGACCACCTGGAAGAAAAAGACCAGGACAGACTTTTGGACGTCGGCGAGATCATGGCGTTTGTAGTCATGCCGCCGGACCGTGAAGAAAAGAAAAGCGCAACAGCATGACAAAGATATGATCACTGCCGCCGGAAATGCCTAAAACATATTCTAAATACATTCAAATTACAATTTTATAAATTTTCACGAGGGAATACGGCGGCAGCGGAACATATAACCAAAAAGGGAAGGGGGTAAAAGCTATCGAAAGAAATTGAAATCAAAGCATAGTATCACCTGAAAAAATCAGGATTAGTAGTTACCTAAAAACAAAAAGCCAAATCAGGAAATGTGTGCAGTCGGCGGGGTGCCATACCCCATCAGCGACCCCGCCGACTTTTTCGGGGCGTAGCTCAGCGGTCAGAGCATACGGTTTTTCGGTCGGTTTTTACGTAGATCGCAGGTTCGAATCCTGCCGCCCTGTTTCACCTTATAGGAAAGGAGGCTTAGAGAAATGCCGGAAAAAGTAGCAAGCATATCAGAGCTGGTAAAAATGGGATATTCCAGGGCGGCACTGAAAGTATATGTGCAGGATGAAACATTTCCCGGCTATAAGACGCCGGGCGGCGGCAAGTGGTACGTATACGTCGACAAGCTGCCGGGCTGGATCGAACACTATAACAGGGTGCGGCGTAATGAGGCTGCCACGGTAACGCGGACGCGCCGCCGCAAGATCTACGGAAAGAGAGGTATAGCGTGAGCAAGGTATATATTTCAGGTCCGATCACAGGCGTTAAAGATTACGACCTGATATTCATGAAAGCGCATGAGAAGTTGAAGCTTATGGGCAAAGACGTGCTGGACCTTGTCGAAATGACAAAGAATCTGACGACACAGCTTGAATATGAAACGTACATGAAGATTGCATTTGCCCTGATCGACGACGCAGACGAAATATACATGATTGACGGCTGGGAACGTTCGGCGGGTGCTAACCGCGAACTGGGTTATGCGATCGGCAAGGGGAAAAAGGTCATATATCAGAAAGGCTAAAGGAAATGATAACAAGAAATGATTTTATAGAAAAGCTGTCTAAATGGCTGACGCCGGAGACATGTAACGCGCTGGCGGATTATGCAGAAGCGCACGCGTGCGGTGAAAAGAACTGCTATGAAAGAGTGCTTATCAGCATGGGAGAATTCACGGACGACGCCGAAGGGCTGCAGTATTTCATTGAATACCTGATTAAATCCGACGTGGCAGCGGGCGACAGGATCGACAAGATGGCCGGGGATATGATTTATGAGTGGTGAAATGACATACCGGCAGTTCCTTGAAACTAAGATCGAACTGGCAATGGACAGCGGTTTCGAGGTATCTAAGCAGGATCTGAACCCGGCACTTATGCCGCACCAGAAGGACGCCGTAAGATGGGCGCTCAAGGGCGGCAAGCGGGCGCTGTTCGAATCCTTCGGACTTGGAAAGACCGTGCAGGAACTGGAGTTTCTGCACCAGGTCATTAAACACGAAGGACAGGCGGCGCGGGCGCTGCTTGTCTGCCCGTTGGGCGTTAGACAGGAATTCACGCACGACGCGGAAAAGCTGTTAGGATATCCCGCCCCTAAGTATGTTCGGACTATGGAAGAGGTCAGGGCGTGCGATGATCAGATCCTTATTACAAATTATGAGCGCGTCCGGGACGGCGACATAGACCCGGCATACTTCACGGCGACGTCACTTGACGAGGCTAGCGTTTTAAGGTCGTTCGGATCGAAGACATACCAGACGTTCTTAGATAAGTTCAAGGGCGTGCCATATAAAATGGTCGCTACTGCTACCCCGTCCCCGAACAAGTACAAGGAACTGATACATTACGCCGGATATCTGGAGATCATGGACACGGGGCAGGCGCTGACAAGGTTTTTCCAGCGGGATTCTACAAAGGCTAACAATCTGACGCTGTACCCGAACATGGAAGATGAATTCTGGCTATGGCTATCGTCATGGGCACTATTCATAACCAAACCTTCGGATATCGACCCGGCATACTCAGACGACGGCTACGTGCTGCCGGATCTTGACGTCAGGTGGCACGAACTGCCGGTAGACTACTGCGACGGGACGACAGAGAAAGACGGCCAGATGGTCTTATTCGAAGAAGCGGCCAAAGGCCTTAAAGAAGCGTCGCACGTTAAGAACAAGAGCATAGACGCGCGTGTGGCTGAAATGCGGCGGATCGTCGAAGCGTCCCCGGATGATCATTTTATATTATGGCACGATCTCGAAAAGGAACGCGCCGCAATTAAAAAGGCACTGCCGGGAGTTGTGGACATTTACGGGTCCCAGGATTACGAGATACGCGAAAAGCGCGTGATTGATTTCTCAGAAGGTCGGACACGATTATTTGCCACAAAGAAGTCACTGAGCGGCAGCGGGTGCAATTTCCAGAAACACTGCCACAGAGAGATATTCTTAGGCATTGACTATGAGTTCAACGATTTCATCCAGGCGATACATCGCTGTTACAGGTTTCTGCAGACTGAGCGTGTCGTTATCGACATTATCTATATGGAATCTGAGCGGGCGATCAAAGAGGCGCTGCTTAAAAAGTGGGAAAACCACGACTATATGGTAGGCCGCATGATCGAGATCGTAAAGAAGTATGGGCTTAGTAATGCGGTAAGGACACGACGCCTGGAAAGAAAGATGGGAGTTGATACGGTGAAGGTAACAGGCAAATTCTACACGGCTGTAAATGATGATTGCGTCGAAGAGACACGGCGGCTGGAATCGAACAGCGTAGATCTGATACATACATCTATACCGTTCGGGAATCATTACGAGTACAGCGCGAATTATAACGACTTCGGGCATAACCGGAACGACGAAGAATTCTTTAAACAGATGGACTTCTTAACGCCGGAGCTGTACCGGATCCTGCGGCCGGGACGCGTTGCGGCGATCCATGTAAAGGACAGAATTCTTTTCGGGAACGCTACGGGCACGGGTATGCCGACTGTCGAGCCGTTCCATATGGATACAACCCGCAACTTCATAAAACACGGGTTCCAGTATTTCGGCATGATAACGGTATTAACGGACGTTGTGCGAGAGAATAACCAGACGTACCGGTTAGGATGGACGGAACAGTGCAAAGATGGGTCGAAGATGGGCGTAGGCTGCCCCGAATATATCTTGCTTTTCCGCAAACTGCCGTCTGACAGGTCGACCGCATATGCCGACGTCCCGGTAACGAAGTCGAAAGACGAATATACCCGCGCACAGTGGCAGATCGACGCCGGGGGTTATTACAGGTCAAGCGGGGACAGGCTTATCACGAAAGCTGAGGTAATGCAGTTCCCGGTAACAGATCTGCAGCGGGTATATGGCGAATACAGCCGGACGCACGTATATGACTATCACGAACATGTGGAAATGGCAAAGAAGCTGGACGAATGCGGAAAGCTCCCGGCGACATTTGCAGTCGTCGCCCCGGCCAGCTGGAACAATCTGGAAGTCTGGGACGACATAAACCGCATGAAGACGCTGAACACGGAACAGAGCCGACGTCGGCAGCAGATGCACGTCTGCCCGCTCCAGTTGGATATAGTCGAACGCATTATTAACAGGTATTCGAACGAGGGCGATCTTGTCTTGGATCCGTTCGGCGGTCTTATGACAGTACCGTATATGGCCGTAAAAATGAAGCGCCGCGGGTATGGCATAGAGCTGAACCCTGATTATTTCCGGGACGGCGTGGGCTATCTGCAGTCGGCTGAGAATGAAAGAGACACGCCGACACTGTTCGATTTTTTGGGATATAAGGAGGCGTGACATGCTGAAGAAAAGACCGAAAGTGTCAGCGACGGCAGCGGCCGGGGATATCCTGATCGTGATACACTTCGACGCGTCCCAGGCGAAAGAATTAAAGCGGCGGCATAAGCACGCCGGGAAATTCAGGGACGCTTTAGGGCGGCAGCCGTATAAGGACATGACGTTCGAACAGTTCGTTTTGTCGCTGGTCCCGAAAGACATGATCATGGAAGAGGCACGGAGAAAATGGCCGCTGAGATTGAAAAGGTAATAAAAGCTGAGACTGAGAAGGAAATGAAAGCAAAGCGCAGCGTTTATGAATGTGACCCGGAAAAGAACACGGAATGCAAAAAGACGGGATGTTTATATAACCCTGATAGCGTGTATCCGGTATGTCATTTGACCTCAAAGAAAGAATATGCAAAGGACACACAGATGGATGAACATTTTTGTTTTGATTGCAGACATGAAAAACTGACGTCTGACAAAGAGCCGTGCAGGTCATGTTTCTCTTGTGACAAGTGGGAACCGAAAGAGGATGTTACCGGCCCGGATGCCGGAACAAATAAATAATCAAAAAGGAGATGTAACCAATGACAAGACTGGAAAAACTCAAGAGGTCGATTGTGGCGCTTTGCGCGGTAGCTGCCATGATTGCGGTAATGGTAACACCCGTGCAGGCAGCGTATCATGTGGAACTTGGCGCGTACGTCGACAAGATTGTGCCGGGAGAAGAATATGTGATTGAATCCGTAAAGTTCCCCGGGAAGGTGGCAACGCCGGATAAACGGGAACAGTACAAGGATTATATCACGCTGGAGAAGTTCAATGCTGCGGATCCGTGGGGAAGTCAGCAGGTGTGGCACTTTACCAACACGGACGAAAGGTCTGTAGATGGTATGTACCTCGAACAGTTTACAAGACCGGGAATGTTCACAATATCCAACCACACAGATTATGCTGGAAGTTGGACAAAGACGCTAAGGCTTATCACATGCGATCAGAAAAAAGGATATACAGCGAAATTCTGCGAATATAACGAAGATGGTTCACTGAAAGATACACAGTGGTTCTGGGGAACAATATTAAGATACCAGGACGGAAAACCGGTATGGAAAATAGTGGGCGTCTCGAGCAACACCAGGATGGCACCTGGCGGCTGGTCTGAAGTATATCTGAGAAAGCCTATTGAACTGGATTAAGATCGTTTAAGACTGGTTTAAGCATAATGTGCCCGGCTTGCCATTAGGCAGGCCGGGACGGTTAAGACATAGAAAGGAACGAAATGGGAAACTTTAAATGCTGCCCTGAATGCGGATCTGAGCAAATAACCGATGAAAAGCACGGCGGGTCCTATCTGATCGTGTGCCGGGAATGCGGGTTTGCAGTCGGGCCGTATGCGCTGTTATGGAAAGCGATAGAGAAATGGAACGGCATTGAAAGGTCGGCAGCCATGCCGGAACCAGTGCCGGAACAGGACAAAAAGGCGCAGGGGCTTTTTATGATACCGATGGAGCATTTGCATAACCACCCGAAGAACGTCAGAAAGCGATATGACGATATAGACGCACTGGCGGATTCAATAAAGAAACATGGCGTTATGCAGAATCTGACAGTAGTTCCGGACCCGGACAGCGACGAAGATTATTTTGTGGTTATCGGTAACAGACGGCTGCAGGCTGCCCAGCTTGCGGGGCTTAGTGAAGTGCCCTGTTCGATAGCCTGGAATATGACAGAGGCTGAACAGCAGACGGTCATGCTGACAGAGAATATGCAGCGCAGGGACTTGACGGCGCTTGAAGAATCGGACGGTATGCAGCTGTGTCTGGATCTGGGACTGACAGAAAATGACCTGAAGGAAAAGACCGGGTTATCAAAGACGACGATCAGGCACAGGCTGAAGATGCAGGAACTTGAACGCGAGGGCGTCGAAAAGGCTTGTGAGAACGGCGCTACTATCTTCGATTTTATAAAGCTGGAGAAAATAAAGGATCTCGAACTGCGAAATAATGTATTGCAGTATATCGGAACGAAGAACTTCGACGTTGAACTGAACCGGGCGTTAGAGCGTGAAAGAAAAGCTAAAGCCATGGAGCAGATGCAGAAAAAGCTGGACGCGGCAGCGGTCCAGGTCGAAGACGTCGATCTGAAAAAATACGAGTTCGAAACATCATGGTATGCGGGATTTGATAACGCTATTAAAATCCCGGAAACGGCAGCGCCGGGCGAATATGTCTATAAAAAAGCAAACGACGAACTGATATATCTCTATAAAAGGAAAGCAGACGCGGACCCGGACACCGACATAATGGACGCGGAACGCGCAAAGCAGAAAGCAGCCGTCGAAGACCAGCAGCGCTGGCAGGCGGAACGGGACGAACTGGGAAAGACATTGAAAGCGTGCCGCATGGATTTCATGCGATCAACGACAGCAAGAAAACCAATGAAAATGGAGCTGTTCAAGTACGTTGGAATGTCAATGATACGGTATGAACTCAGTGGCAATAATGGCGAACGCTTCTATTACAACTTATACAAGCCCGCCATGATTGAATTATACGGACTGAAAGACGGGAACGAAGCGACCTACAGCTTTATTGCACAGAAGCTTGCGATACACCCGCAGCGGACGTTAGAAGACCTGCTGTATCTGGGACTTGAAAGTTACAGCGACCTGCCGACGGTAACGCATGAAAGAAAATGGCAGCATGATACTAAGTTCGCGTTCATGTACGAAGTATTAAAGGCCATGGGCTACAAAATGAGCGACGACGAGATACAGTTGCTTGACGGTACGCACAAGATATACGAGGGAGATCATAAAACATGAAAGTATCGGACGCGATCGGCATTTTACATGCTGACACTGAATACTTTATTGCCAGGGCCGACAATGACGGCGATCAGTCTTTTACAGACATGGAACGGGCGGCAGTCTATGACAGCACATACGGCGACGCTGCAGACCTGGCAGAATTTGCCGACATGGACGTGAATTGCGTGGTTCCATTTGAACGCGGGATTACGGCCATACTGATTTAAGACATACTCACACTTTTTCACTCTTCTACCCCTTTATAAAGACGTGCCGGGCGTCGATCGGCGCCCGGCGGAAAGGACGGACATATTAAATGAGAAACACAATGGCGGATTTGAATAACTATCTGTTTGAAGAGATAGAGAATCTGCAGGCAAGTGACGAACTGCAGGGCGAAGCGCTGAAAACAGCGACGACAAAGGCGCTCACGATTGCGAAGCTGGGGGAAGTCATAGTAAAGAACGCATCTGTACAGCTGAAGGCCGCGCAGTTCGCGAAAGAATACGGCGTCAGTTCCCCGATACCGATAGGCATTGAAGACAAAGAGACAAAGAAAGCCGGGTTCAAAAAGGTGAACTGACATGAAAATGACAAAGTACAGCGCGGAGATAGACGACTATCTCCGCCAGATCGTGCCGGGGACACCATTTAAAGAAGTGACGGCAAAGGTAAACGAGAAGTTCGGCCGGAACCTGACAGTAAAGCAGATAGCGGAACATTGCAAGCACCTGGGATTAAAGAACGGCTGCAAACATGGTTTGCCGATGGGATATTCTATCTTATTCACAAAGGCTGAACAGGATTTCATAGCAGAACATTATAAAGGCATATTGACGGCAGATCTGACGGACATGCTTAACAAAGAGTTCGGAACGGATTATAAACCGTCACAGCTGAGGTCGTACAAGAAAAATCGGCATATGTCGTCGGGCGTTGACGGTACATTCAGGGCGACCGGGCGGCGTTTCAAGATACCAAAAGGTACGAGGATACCCGGCAGTGAAAAAGGATGGTTCAAAAAAGGACAGATGCCACATAACCATATGGAAGTCGGCGCGCAGGTTTTTACATTCGACGGATACATTAAAGTTAAGATCGCAGAGCCGAACTACTGGGAATTCTTGCATAAGCTGGTATGGCAAGAGGCGAACGGACCGATACCGCCGGAGCATAACATTATATTCCTTGACGGGAATAGACAGAACTGCAGTCTTGAGAACCTGTACTGTATACCGAAAGACGAATACGGGGCATTGCAGTCTCTAAGATCTGAAAACCCTGAAATCACGCTGACGGCAGCGGCCGTGGTAAAGCTTAAATATCTGGCATTAGAAAAAGATGGAAAAAGAGAACACAAATACAAAAGGAAAAGAAATAACTCTGCAGGATCTGACGGCACTGATTGAAACGGGCGCTTTTATCGCGGTCGCTATCCCGGCAGTATCGAACTGGATACCGGCATATATCGGTGAAATGGCAGGGTTATGGCAGCGGCCGGACCTTATGTGCAGGACAGTGCAGAAACTGGGAGTTGATACGTTCCACAATCAGCGCGGACTGAATATCTACCTTAATTAAGAAAGGCGGCAGAATCATGGTAATGAACGGTAACGAACAGTGTTATACATGCGTATATGGAGAAAATGGCGTTGGCGACGTTTTCACATGTCGTCACCCGCTTGCAAGGAACACAGATAAGTATAACTGCGAATTTTATGATCCGGTATCAGATGATTATGAGGCTGATATCGAAAAGTTATTCGACGCGGAACAGATGTATGAATGAACAGGGGGTGAACAAGTGGAGATTAAAGAAGCAGTCGGGATCCTGAAAGCGCTGCAGGAACCTGAAGCGTGGGAACCGCAGATAACGGAAAAGACTTTCGAAGCGCTGGACATGGCTATCATAGCGCTGGAACGTTCAGATGATAAAAGCAGGTTCTTTACTTTAGAATATGACTTTCAATACAGTATCAAGGTCGACAGAGATACTGGCGTAATGTACGCCGTATCAAATGGGAATAATAACGCGGGGACATTTACACCGCTGATCAATGCCGACGGAAAGCCGCTGATTTATAAGCAGATCATAAAAGAGTCAGATCTGGTTAAGATGGGCGTAATTGATCCGGGAGAAATAAAGGCGGGACAGGTAGATCCGATTGACAGACAAGCTGCACTCGATATATTTGACGATTACAACATATCGGTAGAAAACGGAGAACTTGAAGCATATAGCCGTGATAGAAAGAGGTTGTGTGAGTTGCCGAACTGTTCGGAAATTCCGAACAGCTCGGACGCCATAAACAGGCAGGATGCAATTGATGCGCTTGACAAGAGATTCGACAATATCCCGATGCAGCTGACAGAAGAAATCCTTAAGTTGCGGAAAGACTTGAGGGAACTGCCGCCCATTCAGCCCGAAGCGAAGGAAGGCGAGTGGGAACTTAAAGACCATATGTGGGAATGCAACAAGTGCGGATGCCGCATAAACTTAAAGAACCCCTTAGATGGCAATATATGGAACTATTATTTCTGTCCGCACTGCGGCACAAAGATGAATATAGCGGTGCAAAGGTTTTAAAGCGATACAAAGATGGAAAGGTAGAAAATGGAAATTCTGAGAATCGTATTAAAAAACGGTGAAGTAAAGACATTCCCATGGAATGATATAAATTTCGAGTACGACAAAAACGGGAAATTAGATGTATGGAAACCGAAAGAAAAATACGGATTTCTATTTTGCACAAACGTAGAAAATGTCGAATATGCAGAAAAGGTCGAAGAAACATGAAGATAGTACGGCACAGACTGACGGCAGCGGAACGTAAAGACCTGTGGGAACGCATGAACCGAAGGTGTGCCTATTGTGGAATCAAGATAGGTTTCTCAGAAGTAACGGCAGACCATAAGATCCCGATCAGCCGCGGCGGGCCGGATACATCCCAGAATAGGGTATGTTGCTGCGGTCCGTGCAACGCCCTGAAAGCAGATCGGACTGTTGAAGAGTTCCGCGCGCTGGTGATGGGCATTAATTATGACCTTATGCAGAAAGACGCCGGATACCGTGCCGGGCTGAGATTCGGGATTATACGTGAATATAGGAAGAAACACATCTATTTCTACTTCGAAGAACTGGAAGGGCGGCAGAAATGCAGGGAACTGAGAAAAAAGCGCCGATAGTCAGCGTAGGGACATTGCAGGACTTCTTTATTGATAGAAGCGCCCTGGCAAAACTGGAAGTCGGCGGCAAGGTGATGTACAGCGGCTTTATGGGCTTAATGCCGGATATATTCAGGGGTTATCAGGTAAAGCAAGTATACTGCGAGCCTGAGATCAGGCGGAAAGACTGGGAATATGCCGGGCTTATGCCGCCGATGAACCCTGAGCTATTGCCGCAGTATTCATTTGCAGACTTAGATATGAAACTCTATTACAAGATAGTAGTCTGACAGACAGCGGATAACGGCAGCGGCAGTTATCCGCTTTGGTGTCGGAACATTGCGAGGTAGTTAATAAATGGCAAAACCAGGAATTTATGAACATTACAAAGGTAATTTATATATGGTGATAGCTGTGGCGACACATACGGAAACAGGGGAACGTCTGGTTATCTATAAACAGATATCTAAACGTAATTGCCAAACAAGTAAAAAAATATGGGCGCGGCCGGAATCCATGTTTGATGGAACTGTCAACGGGAAGCCTAGATTTAGAAGGTGTTGACACAGAACACGAGTCGGAACGGCGGGGCGGGTCGCCCTGTATCGTCCTTGTAATGAGTATTAACTAAACGACGAAAACAATACTAAGAGATCCAGAACATGCGACAGGGGTACAGGAAGGATGGCAGAACATAGACGGTATGATAATTGCGATTACGACGAAGCCTATTCTGTCAGCCTGGAAAAGGGACTGTTAAAGAATGGCCGGAAG